CTCAGCATAAGCGTTAGGATCGGGCGGCGCAGCACCCTCGCTCCTGATCTCGGATATTATATACCTTTCCGCGTCCATAAAGTGAAAAGCTGATTTATTTTCGATCTCGGACGTCACAGACCCATCCGGTCCAACCTTACGCCGGTAGCGTTCTTTTTGGGACAGGAGCGGTTCGAGATCGTCGAAGTAAACTATATTGCCCGTTTTATTCTGGGCATAGACAATATCAATACCGAGCTTAACGCTAGAAATCTCTGGTTTTTTAATCGGCAAACCGCCCTCCACCATTTCTCGCCGCCATTGGTCCTCGCCCGCTGCGCCGCCCGCGATCATAGGTATTCCCGGTTCTCCTGCTAATATTTCCTCGGCATGTTCCTTGGATGTGCGCCCCCCTTCATGGTAATACCGATAACAGTACAACCGGTGAGGCTTCGGCGTGCGCGGGTCCTCGGCGTAGAACAGGGCGACCGTGTTCACCCCTCCAAAATCCATCCCCACGAACCGCTTCCAGTTAGGAGGGATCGGGAAACGAGCACAAGTGTCTGCTTTTCGTTCAAATGTATCATAAATGCGCGCTCGCATAGAGACCCGCCGACCACGATAAAACATCTGAAACTCGTCGTCGGGCTGTGTGTCTCTGGCAAACTCAAATTCTTCCTTCGGATACTGCGGATTAAGGGTTGAGTCATATTGCACCATCGTAATGTTGGCGGTTTCGCTCACGGTCGTTTCGATCTCTGCCCCGTCTACGTTTTCAATCGCTTTTATCCCGGTACGTTCTGCTCGATCCATGATCTCCGTATCTATCCAGGTCACATCATACAAAGTTGACGTAATCAATATCCGCCCCCGGTTCAATGCAAGCCGACGCAATACCGCCCTCCATACCTTGACAGCGAACGACGGCATGCCCGCCTCATCCAGCCACGCCGACCGAGCCGTACCTGACTCCAGGCCGCGCGGCGCATCAGCGGAACGCAGGATGATACGCCCCCACATCTTATCAGTGTTTTTCCTGGCATAGAAACGTCCCGAAGCAGGATCAGCGATTTCCAGGATACGGTCACCAGCCCAATAGCGACCGATCCTTAGTATCTGTTCGTAAACCTCTAGGATCGCCGGAAGCATCTTAAGCTTAAATAGGTCATACGATGCTGTAACCGCTAAATGGTCTCCCCCGCCGGTGCGAAGGATCTCCTGGTATTGCCACCACGGACCGTAACCGGTTTTACCTCCCTGGGTGCCAGCCAGCATCGCGAGGAACCTAGAGCTGGAATCATGAATAATCTTTTGTCCGCGGTGGAATGGAACCGGACGCCCGTTGTGGGAAACGTGCTCTCGCGGCCAAAGGGTTTGTTCCGGCTTAACCGGAGATAAGATCGACCTTACCGTTTCTACTAAGTATTCTCTCGAACTCAGCATACACAGCTTGCCTTTCGTTCGGGCTATCTACGTTATTCTGGACCGCTTCGGAAAGCGCCCTCATCAGAACGACGGCATCCCCAAGCGTTATCATCTGCTGCATTTCTACCAGCCGTTTCCTTTCAGACTCCACAACCTTCCTTTTCACATCGATTACCGACACGATCTCATCCCAGATTATATAGTCCGAGACACCTTGCGTAATCAATGCTTTGATGTCTTTGAGCGCCTCACGCGACTCTGCAAGACGTTGCTGCCTTTGTTCTTCGTTGGACGCGTTCGACGCCAGTCTCTGCGCTTTCTCGAAATCACTAAACTTGTTCTGTAACTGGCGCATGATATTCCCGCTCCCCCCGGCGTCAATGCGTTTTATGAGCTCCTGCAACCTGGCGACCAGTAGCGCGTTCTCATCCTCCAGGGCAAGCCGCTCCTGATCGGCGATAGCTGCCTCGTAATTCTGTAATAGCCTGACTGGTAATGCTTTGGAATATCGCCCATGTTTGTAATGCGGGCTGTCCACGCCGCGCGGCGTTGCCCCACCGTGCAACCTGCAACGTGTCCTTCCGACAAGTGGATAGCGTTTGCAGAAGCCGCCAGTCCTGGATCTGATCTTGGCCCCACACCTGCCTGGAATAGGCTCTTCTTTATGGTTATCCATTTTTATAAGGTTCGCGCGTATGTACTCATTGCCCACTCGCTATCATGTGCGCGTAGGTCATAAATCCACCAACATAGGCATAATCTCTGTCATATCGTAATATCTCTGAAGTGCCACAGCCACATACCCAGGAGATATTTCGATTGCCCGGCACTTGCGCCCCAGCCGCTCGCAGGCGATCAGGGTCGTGCCGGAGCCGAGGAAGGGGTCGGCCACGATATCGTTATGATTGCTGGAATTCTTGACCATCGCTTCAACTAATGCTACGGGCTTCATGGTCGGGTGTTCTTCGCTTGATTTCGGGCGTGGTATCTCAAAGATGCTGTCTTGTTTTCTGTCACTCGCCCAAAGGTGTGCCCCATCGTGCTTCCAACCATATAAAATATTCTCGTGCCTAAAGTGATAATCGCCACGCCCTAATACTAGTTGATCTTTCACCCAAACCAAACCCCAGTGGAACACAAAACCACTACCAGCAAAAGCCGCAATCGCAGTTGGGAGCAGCGTACCCGCCGGGCACGCTGCGTATAATGCCGCACCTGATTGCGCGTGATCTGCCAAATTCGTGTAAGCCGATCTAATCATCTTCTCTAAGTCGCCATCAGATAAATTATCGTTTTCGATACGGCGAACCCGATAACCCATCGGGTTCGCATCTTCCATCTTCTCGCCATACTTAACGCCATAAGGCGGATCAGTCCAGATAAGTCGCAGGAGGTTTCCTCCCATCACCTTCTCCACCACCACCTTGTCCGTGCAGTCCCCGCAAATCAGCCGGTGCTCGCCCAACTTCCAGAGTTGACCGCTGACCACGCCCCACTTCTCGCGCAGTTCCTCCGCGCGGTCAATCTGCGCGCCTGGGTCTTCGGGAGGCTCCTCGACATTGAAGCCGATCTCCGCTAGTTCCTTGTCCGTCCACAGATCGCCCAGCACATCCAGCCCTACATCATTCAACGCCTCCACATCCCAATCGAGGTCAAGCTGCCCTACCCTGTTATCGTAGGTAGCCAGCGCCCGCGCCTCTGGGTCGGTATCCAGGTCCAAGTCCATGCGCTGAGTAACTACAAGCTGGTCACCCGTAGTCGGAACCATAATAATCTCAGTATCTGGCGCAAGGTCAGCAATGCGTTCCACCGTTTTATTCCCGGCAATAATATTGCCATGCTTATCAGCCAGAACGCCGCGCCCAATCTTGTACTGCCTCAGGCTAGCGTCCAGCGCATTCAAGCCGCGCCGCGTGCCGCGGTTGGCGTTCTTTACATCCTGAGTCAGATCTTTAATCTTTACCATCAATACTCCGCCTTGACAACAAAGTAGGGCTCGAAGATATTCCCGCTCACCGTGAACTGCACCTCGATAAACGCCCGCTGTAACTGCGCATTCTGACTCATCGCCCACTTGCGCAGGATCGCCTCAGCCACCGTCACCTTGTGCCCGCCGATGACGACTGGCTGCCCGCCGGACTGCGCTTCTTCGTGGGCGATCTGCTGGGCGAGGGAGCGCAGCGCGTCAAAGGACTTTGGGCGTCCCTTGCGATTGATGCGCGGGTCGCCTTTGGCAAATGGCTTACCTGTTGCGGTGTTCCCCGCTGTATTACTGCCGGTCATCCTATACCCTGAAATATTAAAGGATTATGAGAGTTTATAAATATGCTTGACATATTGATTCTGTATGCTATAATCAATATAAGATAAAGAATAAAGGAGATAACGATGAACACCAGCCTAGAAGCATACGAAACCAGCCAAGCCCAAATCAAGCGACTGCTAAAGAAAATTGAGGCAGGACTTGAGAGGCACGACAAAGAAGCATCACGGGACCGCGCCGGACACCACTGGGGATACGTAGGAGACCTCCTGGATATCCAGGAAATATTAACAGACATAAGCGATCGGCTCCACCTTGACGGCGAATACGCCCCAACCCCCACCCACGAGATCATTAACGGCATGGGTAAGAAAGTTAAGGTAACAGTACCGCGATGAACAAAACAAAGAAACAGCACGGCGGCAAACGAGCAGGAGCGGGGCGAAAGCCCCGCCTCGGCGTTCGGATGACACAAAAGACGGTGCGCCTGCCCCAACATTGGATTGACAGGCTGATTGCTGATTATGGCTCATTCCAGAATGCAATTGAGACGCTTGTATCATCCCGCCTCCAATAGCACCGGCTCTTGCCCGATCATATCCGCCCATCGTTGTATCGCCACGGCGCAGTATGCGGGGCTGATCTCGATTGCGCGACACTTGCGCCCCAGCCGCTCGCAGGCGATCAGGGTCGTGCCGGAACCGCTAAATGGTTCATATACAACTTCACCCTTCATTGAGTGCGCCTTTATAGCCCTTTCCGGTAGGCATACCGGAAAGGCGGCTACATGGCGGGTAAGTGGATGATCTTCAGTTGCCTCGTTGCGCGTGTCCCAAATTGCATGCACTGAAATATCCCAATCGCAAACACGGTCACCGTCCCCGCCCGGCACGCGCCAAGTCCAGATATGTTCCCATTCCTGGTGGTGGGGGATGCTGGTGTGATAACTCCAAAATGGTTGCTGTAGGCGATTGAATGGTTTATACCAAATTCGCATGGCATATAAATCACAGCCGCGCTCCTCGTGGTATATCTGCCAGTAATCACGAGAGATAAGATAAATACATTGGCGCTTGCTTCCCGTAAGTGGCGAGGCGTGAGATAGCGCCGCTATCTCACCAAAGTTCGTAAAAATAAAACCACCCGGAATAGTTATCTCAATTGTCCGATCTGTAAAACCACGCAATAACGCCAAGTGGTCATCAAAGCTCACACCCTCTTCGTATTCCTTGCCAACTGCGTAAGGCGGAGAAGTCACGGTAAGTTTCGCCTTCTCTCCCTGCATCACCCTCTCCACCACCGCCCTATCCGTGCAATCCCCGCATATCAGCCGGTGCTCGCCCAACCGCCACAACTGTCCCGGCTCCACGCCCCACTTCTCACGCAGTTCCTCCGCGCGGTCAATCTGCGCGCCTGGGTCTTCCGGCGGCTCCTCGACGTTGAAGCCAATCTCTGCCAGCTCCTTATCCGTCCACAGATCGCCCAGCACATCCAGCCCTACATCATTCAACGCTTCCACATCCCAATCAAGGTCAAGCTGCCCGACGCGGTTATCGTAGGTAGCCAGCGCCCGCGCCTCTGGGTCGGTATCCAGGTCCAAGTCCATGCGCTGAGTAACTACAAGCTGGTCACCCGTGGTCGGCACTAGAACGACCTCCGTATCTGGTGCGATATCGGCTATCCTCTCCACCGTCTTATTCCCGGCGATAATCTTGCCGTGCTTATCAACCAGAACGCCGCGCCCAATTTTGTATTGCCGCAGGCTAGTGTCCAGCGCCTTCAAGCCGCGCCGCGTGCCGCGGTTGGCGTTTTTTGAATCGGGAATCAGATCACTGATCTTTGCCATTAAGCTGTGCTCCGCCTCTCATATCATTTTATCACGCAGAAAAACAAAAATCAATACTCTGCAAATTGCCTATTGACAAGCAAGCAGTTTTGGTATAAAATCATATAGAAAGGAATAATTCAATGACCAAGAATAGGCAACAGGCTATTTGCAAGGTTCTAAAAGCCCGATACGTCGGACCAGGAAACCGCATCGTAATATGGCCTTTCTGGCTCAACTTCAAAACCATAAACGAGCTAGAGAAATCAGGAATGATCATAAACCAGTTTTATCGCCACCTATACGGGCATACAGATTACTTCGTAAATTAACAAACCGATCCCCGCCCTTATCATGGGGGTAGGTCCGAAACCAAAGCGATCACAACACGGCGTGCCGAAGGATAATCGTGGAGGCTCCCCCCAGGGGGATAAGCAAGGAAGACGGCGGTAGAGCCGGGTCGGATTTAGAACCTTACCAGATTGAGTGTTGACCGAGAGCACAAGAGGGTCTTACCCAAGCACCGGATACAAGGTCGGGGATACATAGGCAAAAGCCCCGGTCCCGCCCCACTTCGTTAACCATGCGAAGCAGAACCGCCGAGTTCTGGCTCTCAGTGAACACTTAATCCAACAAACGAAAGGAAACGACCATGAAACGCATTAAGTTTAGATCAGACTGGAAGAACACTAATCATAACAATTTCGGGATAGAGCTATATTTGTTCGGCATCACGATCATTAGCATCGCTTTTGTTGCTCGAAGACTTGATATTTATGTTCTCGGTTTTGGAATAACTATCGACTTCGGAATAGTTCCAAAAGGGTGGTCATAAGATGATTAAGCTATCCTTCCCCATCGAGATGTACGGGCAACCGCCATTCGACGGCTGCACTAAGCTGACCGGGACACGCGCAGACGGGTTGCCCGATGGCGTCCACACCGGCGGCGCTTTCCTGACCCCCGACGGATTCGTCTGGAAACCCCTAATAGCCCGCCCATACCCCAACGCCGACGCTCTGTATCCTACTAAGGAAATCGACCTCTTGCGGGAGTTCGCTGATAAGCCCTTCTTCCCTAAGAACTGGACCGAGGTCATGACCCCGGATGGTCGCCCCTGGCTGGTACGCAAGCTGGCGCCTGTGTACGGGCAGGAGATCGAACACCGCCGGATCAACCGGGACGTTTTACTGGCGCTGGAACAGGCAGTGCGCGGCGTAAACCGCGCCGGGTGGGAAATCAATGACTTGATCACCCTGGCGTTAGACCCGAAATCCTATAAGCCATTCATCGTTGACCTAAGCACGGCGTACCCCACCCGCCCCGTTAAATGGTGCGACGACTCCGACCGGTTTTATCGCTTCGCCGAACTGTGCGGGTATGACCGGTTATCGAAACTGCGCCATAATGCAGCCGGCGCGTGGCACCATGAGTTGATGAAGGCGATCAGCGAGGAAGACAAAGATCGAGCTACCCAGGTGCGCCGAGCCCGCCACGTCTACGCCAGCTACAACCGCCCATTCTCGCTCATGTGGGCAACCATGCCGTTCGGAACACTCTGCGTCCACACCGACCGATCCGATCCCGTCAACGCCGTCCCGCACACCTGGGTCTTCACCGTTGACCCGCTGCCGCCCAACGATGACCGGGACAGTGAGGCGTACCGGTACGAGCTAACCTGGGCATATAGCCCATTACACGAAAGGGAGCATGACCAATGAACAAAAAAACGATCTTGATGTACCAGCGCAAAGACAGGTACGGCGCAGCTCACCGCATGATCGCCGTTGTATTTGAAAACCTCAGTGTGGTTTATGAAGTGCAACGCCAGTCCCAGGTGTTCGGGGATTGGAAAACCATCCACGCCTCAAATGATCGAGATACCATTGCTAATATGTTCGAGGAAGAAACAACTCAGGAGGAACCCAATGAAAAGTGATTACGAACAAAAAAGACAGCAACGCATAGAACGACTCAAGAACCGTGCCGATAACCTCTTTGATCAGTCAGTCACTATGCGCAAGCGTGCGCACGATATGGCAGACGTGATCCCGTTTGGGCAACCGATCCTGGTTGGTCATCACAGCGAGAAGCGTGACCGGCGCTACCGCGCCAAGATCGAGTCCGGTTTTCGCAAATCAGCGGAGCTCGCTGAGCAAGCGTCCAACGCCGCCAGCCGCGCCGCAGCCGCTGAAAGCAACGCGGCGATTTCCAGCGATGACCCGGACGCCATCGAGAAGATCAAGGCGCGGATTGCCAAGCTGGAAGCTGACCAGGAGAAGATGAAAGCCACCAACAAGATCATACGTAACGGCGATACTCCATCCAACCGGGCCGCGCTGCTAACGATGGGCTTCACCGAAACCCATGTTGGCAAGCTCTATGAACCCGATTTCGTTGGTCGCCTGGGATTTCCAGATTACGCCCTGGCGAACAACCGGGGCAACATCACCCGCCTGAAAGAGCGCCTAAAGACGCTGGAACGGGCAGCCACCCGGCAGAATAGGGAAACCGAGGTCAACGGGGTGCGCATCGTCAAGAACGCTGACGAGAACCGGCTGCAGATATTCTTCCCCGGCAAACCGGATAAGGCGGTACGTGACGCTTTGAAAGAGCACGGTTTTAGATGGGCGCCGAGCGAAGGCGCATGGCAGCGGTTCCTTACCAGCGACGCTCACTACTGGGCAAAACGCATAGTGGAAACTATGCTATAATACGGTCGCGGGGTCATACACCCCCCGCGTTCCTTTCATTTAGCACCGCCCGGCTGGTCTCCGGGCGGTGCGCTTTTTTGTGGCATTCCAATCTAAAATTGCCTGTTGACAAACACGGGAATATCGGTTATTATTGGAGTGTAAGAATAAGCCTAACCACTGACTAAATGAAAGGAAACTAGACCATGACAACCAAGACCAGCAATACCTATTTCATCGACGCCCATACCATCACCGGGCGCGACAAGGAACTGGAAAACATCGCCGGATACCTGAGCAAGGATCTCGGCGTCGAAATCCAGCCCAGCCACCTGGACTACGCCCAGTACGTCCACAAAGCGATCATCAAAGCCAAGATCATCGCCGGTCAACCCCACATTTACGTGGTCGCCATCAGCGGTCATACCAAGCGCGACGAAAACGGGGAAACCTGCATCGAGCAGGACGACTCCGGGTGCATCACGTTGCGAATTCCGAACGTGACCGGCTGCTACCTGGAACAGTACCACCCCGACCGGCTTGACACAAAGGAATTGCCCCGGCGCAAGGGTGAGAGCATCGAAGGATACGTCGAACGCTCTGACCGGGAACGCCGCATCAAATTATGGCGCTGGTTCTACGGTCACTGCGAGAATCTCGAACAACTCTAGCAGCGCCGCTACCAGGAGCTTCATTAGCAGCTACCACCCGCCCGATCCGCGGGTGGTCTGGCTTAACTCTAAAATTGCCTATTGACAAATAGGCGGTTATCGTTTATTATTAAAACGCAAGAACAAACCGACCACCAGACAGCGAAAGGATCAAGACCATGACCGCAGAAATCAAAACCACCAAGATCGAAACCGCCACCGAGAAGATGGAAATCGCCATCGACGGCGACCATATCCACGTGAGCAGCCATAGCCGCCCGATCCCCCAGGAAGAACTATGGGCGATCTACCGCAATGACTTTGTCCGCTTCTTGATGGACTGGATCATGACCAAAAACATTGACCACGGCATCAACGCCGAAGGCGTCCACAACTTCGAGAGCATCGGCGGCAGAACTGCCCAGTTCATAGTGGTCGGTAACCACCACAACTTAGTCGAGATCAAAGAAACCGGTTCCGGGCGCTACGAGTGGAGTATCGCTGGAAAGCACTTTTGCTCATACCACCTGAGCGACGTGGTTGAGCTGATCGAGGCGATCTGCGACCGGGTACTGCGCGGCGAAAACAAGATCGTCAGCCTGCACAACGAGATCGACCTGGCTGACGTAATCTGGTGGCAGACCAGATAAGAACCCCTGAAACCGGGGCGGCGCAAGCCGCCCCACCAGACCCCTACGAAAGGAAACAAGACCATGAACCTTAGAATCGAAGCCGTCCATTTGAACCAGGGAACCCTGCCTAACCGGACGTGGGTCACCTGCGCTGTGTTCCGCAGCGCGAGCATAACTAACAAAGCTGGCGAGCTGCATGAATACCAAGCCATGTTCAACGGAAAGAACGATCCCCGCGCGGCCCGCCGATTGATCCGCATGAACCGGCTGTTCAGCGCCAGCCTGAAACGTCGAGTGCAACCATGACCTACAATCCCATCGAGGCGGCGCAGCAACGCGCCGCCCTCCAACAAGAACAGTACGACGTCTGGGTTGCACGCTGGCCCAACCACTGCCCGGATTGCGGCGCCCGCGGCGAGATCGAAACCGGCGGCGACCGGGTTGACTACGGAAGCACCTGGGTGACCCTGCCAAGCGATCCGGAACCCTGCACCTGCACCGAGCGGGGCTGCTGCCCTCGCTGTGGCGAACAATTGGACTACAACGTTGACCGGTTCAATATGTGGCTGGAAAACCGGGAACCGTGCCCGTTCTGCGACTGGCACCACGGGATCGACCCGGATGACTACCGCCCATACGTGGACGATGACTTCCCGCTGTGCAGGATAAATCGCTTCCCCCGCAAAGCCGTCTATTGGATCATCCTGGCATGACCGACCATACTGCCGAAGCCGCGCTGCTTTACGTGATCAAGCAGCGCGGCCCGCTCAAGCCTAAACAAAACCTGGCGCTCAACGCGATCAAGGACGAGTTCTGGCGCACGCGTGACCTATGGTGGGCATTCGACGTGCAACTGCCATGGTTGTACCGAGCCTACGAGATCGCCAAAGCCGTCCTGCCCGGCTGCGCCAGCCTGTTTTCAACCGCTCTGGTAGACAGGATCGAGCGCACCGTCATCAACGACCCCGCCCTGGAATTCGACATCCAGATCAAGGCGTCCGAGTTCTTCGAGTGGTGGTGGACGCAGCATCCTGAATGGGAATGGGCAGAACCTACTGACGAGGAAATCCACGCAGCCTACACCGGCGCGTTCGGCGTTCAACCTGAACAGCTCATGCTTTTCTAAAATTGCCTATTGACAAATAGGCGGTTATCGTTTACTATTAAGACGTAAGAAAAAACTGACTTAGACAACGAAAGGAAACGACCATGAAACTCCAAACGAATGACCCCACCCTGAACGCCCTGCTCAAAATCAAAAACGAGATCAACATAATCTTTGCCACCAGCCGCACCACGGACGAGTACTTAGCCCTGGTAGACAAACTGATGACCGAAGAGGTCAAGCCCCTGGAAGAGGCGCTTGGTTTCTCAGTTCGCCCTAACCTGCGAAACGATGGAAGCGGCGAAGGCAGCGTCGAGTTCGGAATAATGCGCGACTACAAAAACGAAGGCAAATACTTCGACGCCTGGATCACCGTGTACTACTATGAGAAGTTCGGCAAAGAACCTGAACCCGAGATCAACTGGGCAGCCCTGGGCAGCCAGACTCCTGAAACCGCCAGCTTATTCGCCAAAATTATGAATGCCGCCGTTAGCCTGGCAGAGAACAACCGGTAAAACCCACCACTAGCGCCGGGGCTGGCAATAACCCCGGCAGAAAGGAACTAGACCATGTACTGCAGTGAAATGCCCAAGATCGACCTGGAAGCCCTGATCGACCTGACCGACGACGAGTTGGAACTGGTCAAGCGGATCATCAACCCGAAAACCGGTTGCCTGCGAGCCAGCAAGCCGAGGGTCGCCCGGGATCACCCGTACCGCAGCTACAACGGCGAAATCGAAATGATCGCCCCCGAACCGGTAAGCGGCAAAGCGGCTTACCTTTGGCGCATGGTCGCTTTCGCCATCAGTCCAATCGGGCAGCATCACTGCATGCCGGTCACCGCTGAATGGGACCTGCCGGTACAGCCCGACGGCGAACATGACTTCGATGCCCGCCGCGCCATGGCGAAGGAACTGGACGCCCTCACCGACAAGGTCATCAAGACCGTTCCCCTCAACCAGCACTACGGCACGATCCGTTGGGGTCGAGCCCTGGGTTACCTGGGATAGGAAATGACCATGAGAAAGATAACCATCACCGCCCACAATGTGGCGGCATACCCGGAATACTATAACCTGCCAGTCCGCCTGGGAAAGGGCGAACTATGGGAATGCATGGGTTACTCGCGCACCGGCGGGTCTGTCCGGTTTGGACGCATCATACCCGGCGAAACCGTCGGCGAACACCTATTTGACAACCTGACCGTCGAAACCCGTTACCTTGACCCGGACAAACCGGTTGATGTGATCCTGGAGGAAACCAACCATGAACCTATCTTATATCGATAATGACACCTGGGAACGGTTCAGGCGCAAGTACCCGTTCGCCTATGATATGCTGCAACTGGCGTCGCTGGCCGGAGAACTGATCGCCCTGACAAACGAGCGTAATGCCCTGCTAAGTTATCATGAAGGCGACACGACCAAGATGTCGCCCAATGTAACCATCCGGTACGGACGGATAATTGAGCGCATTGATGAGCTGCGCAAAAACGCTCAGGTATTGAGAGCCGCCAAGCGGGTCCACTATTGGGATGACCCAAAGACCGGGCACAGGATCATCGAAGTACGGATCGGAGCGCAAGTGGAAACCCGGTTCGACGTGCCCCAGGAAGACCTGGAAAACCTGTGCGGGGTCTGCATGATCGTGGACGGGGTTCTTACTAAACTTGGCACCCTGGCGAATGCCCTGGATAACGACTGTCCGGTTTGTAGTGGAAGGAAATAAATTGCCTATTGACAAACAAGGAGAAATCAATTATTATTAGAGTAGAAAGGAATAGACCAATGACCAACCAGATTATGAAAGCCCCCAAGATGAAAAACGAGTTGCGGCGCGGTTCGGTTCAGGAAGTGCACCAGCGTAACCGGGAACGAGCGGCGATTATGCGCGAGACATTCGGCGTCCAGTTTAGCATCGCAGGGACCAACCCCCTCGGCGTCGCCGAAGCAATAAAACTAGGCTTGCCCGGCGCAGGGCTACCGAAAGCATCTTATAGCGAGATCGGTATTGAACCGGTGACCGACCCGGCAACCGTTGAAAAAGTCAAAACTGAGCTCACCCGCATCTGCAAGCTGAGTGGATATGAGATGTACGCCAGCTTCACCAACCTGGCTTTCGGCACCGACCTGCCCTTCCAGACAGTCTTTGGGGTAATCAAGGCACTACGAGCCGCCGACCCATACAGCGTCCGGTTCAGCGTTGACCGCCTGGGTTACCCAGTCTACGTAAAACTAGTGAGGAAACACCCATGAACAAGACCAAAATATACGCTTATGATCGAGACACTGCCAACTATTGCCTGATCGCTCAGGCAACCAGCGAGGCTTATGCCAGGGAGATCGCGGGAGCCATGAACCACCTACGAGAACGCACCAGCAGTAGAGTCGAAAACATCGTGGTCGCCCCGGATAATGCGCCAGACGCGTTTTACTGGCGTGATGATATTGACTATGAAACCGTAAGCGCCCCTATGCCGCTCAGCGGTCCAACCACGCAAGATTATGACTGAAAGGAGAACCGAATGATCTACCACAACGAAGACTTACCAAAGACCAAACCAAGTCCAGCTGCCATGCTGGATGACATCGCCATCCTGCGTGATCAGCTAAACAACCTGATCACCAACCGGGAAAGTCTTTTGACCCAGGCGATCCCCCAGGATGTGCGCGCCGTTATGGACGGTATCCGGGCAGAGTTTGACCCCAAAATCGACGCCGCCAGCGCCCACCTTGCAGCTATGGAAACCAGCGTGAAGAACGCCGTCCTTGAACAGGGATCTACCGTCAAAGGTGAATGGATGATCGCCGTATTTAACGGCGGTAAGACCACCTGGGACACAGCGCAGCTTGAGGGATTCGCCGCCGCCCTGCCAGCCGGATTGAAGGACAAGCTGCTGACCCTCAAAAAGACCGGCGCACCGTTCGTTACGATCCGCGCCGCGCGGTGATGAACCCGTGGTACAATACCGGTAACAACAAAGCCCGCCGGGGCTGGCAACTCCGGCGCTACGGGCGGAATAAAAGTCAACGGCGAAATCCAGATTTTACCCCTGGTTGCCACGGCGCACCGGTACGCGCCCGCCAAGCGCAGAACCGCCGTTGCTGCCGTGAGCGCCGTTGCCGCCAGGAATAAGGTCTGGATTTTTTAACGATAAGGAGTGAGCCAAATGAGCGTTGAATTGATGTCAAGGGTATGGAAATCGGCGCTGCCAAGACCAGAGAAGTACGTCCTACTTGCGTATGCCGACCACGCCAATGATGACGGTGAGGGAGTTTACCCGTCCATTGGTTACGTGGCATGGAAAACAGACTATGAAGAACGCCAGGTGCAACGTATCACTGCCTCCCTGGTTCAGAAACAAATCATGGTACATCAGGGTTTTAGCCAGTGGGGAACAAACGTTTATAAAATCAACGTGAACCAGATCCCAGTGAAACCAAAATTCCAACCCAAAACAATTGATGTAAATACATCATCGCCCGTTATTATGGGGGGTGACAAAATGTCACCCCCCATGGGTGGGGGTGACATTTTAAGCAAAGAAAGCGAGGGAGGGGGTGACATTTTAAGCAAGAAACGTGCAAAAATGTCACCCAAATCATCATACATGAATATAAATAAAAACATGAGTTCGCGGGATGAACATCCCGCCCCCTCTACTGAACAAACCGAACAGGATTTCTTTGATGCGTTAGGGAAGGAGGGCGATCAAGGGCAAGGGGTCAAGGTTATTGTCCCGCTCAACACTAAAGGGAAAAAGCGCGACCCGCTGCTGAGCCACCCGGCGGTCAAAGCGTTCCGGTCAGAAACCCGCTATCACATGCCCATCGCGTGGCGTCCGGAGGTCGTCGCTGCGGTTGGCGAAGTTCGCCACAAGGTTGACCAGTGGCGCGCGGTGGTGCATGAATGGTTAGGGCGCGGGTATAACCCGTCTAACGTTCAGGGGATGCTAGACGTGTTCAAGCGGGGTGGGTTCAGCGAGAATGACAGGGTGCGCTCACCCGAGGCAGTCGTAGCCGCACTACCGCCCGTGTTTCACGCAGAAACCATAGTAAAATAGCACTACCAGATAAATGAAAGGATGACCCATGAGCCAGGAAGACGAAGGCGAAGGCGAAACCAGGATACTTTTTAGCAAAGACGCCGAAGAAGCAGTTTTAGGCGCAGCGATCATTGACCCTGCCGGGATCGATCTGATCGACTTGACCCCGGAGGAGTTCTACGTTCACCGCTACCGGTGGGTGTGGCAAGCCCTTTCCGCCCTGCGGACGCGCAAGGTCATACCGGACTACGTGACCCTGATAGACGAGCTAGAGCGCGCAGGGCAACTTTCCGAGATCGGCGGACCAGCATTCATCACGTCGCTGGTCAGCGCCGTACCGAACTCCCAGGGGATCGAGCATTATGCCGCCATTGTGCGCGATAAGGCACAGCGCCGCGACATCCTGCGCCAGGCGAATGAGCTGGCAAAAGCTGCCTATGCATCTGAGCCGATCACAGAATCAAGCATGCGCATCACCCGTGAAATATCCGGGTCGTTCTCTAACAATGACGGTAGCACGTCCAGGTTGGGCGATGTATTGAGCAGCACCTATGACGAGGTCGTGGAACGGTCAAAGAACCCGACTGACGTTTGGGGCATCCCGACCGGGTTCATCGACCTGGACAACTATACCGGTGGTCTGCAGCCAGGCGAGTCGTTTTACCTCGCTGGTCAACCCGGGATAGGGAAAAGCAAACTCGCCCATCAGATAGGGTTACAAATGGCTATGCCGGAACAGGGTAACCATGCCGGCGCGATCTTCTCACCGGAGATGCAGAAGATGCAGATGGGTTTCCGTGACCTATCCGTTCTGTCAAACATAGAAACCCGGCGACTAAAGACTGGAAGGTTAGAGGGTGATGACTGGCACAAGCTCGTAAACGGGGTTTCGCTCGGCGACAGTCTGCCCGTCTGGTTGGACGATACGGCGCGCTTGACGCCGGGCTTGTTTCGAGCGAAGGTTGCCCGGTTAAAGGCTGAGTATGACATCGAATGGGTGGTGCTGGATTATCTTTTGCTAATGGAGGGAGTCAAGGCGAAGGACGAAACCGAGAAATCGGCGATCCTGTCCAGGGAGGTTCGCACGGTGGCGAAGGAATTTAAGGTCGCCATGATCACGGTGAACAGCGTGGTCAAAGAGGGCATGGACACTGGGAAGGCAGGCATGAGCCTCATGCGTGGCAGCGGGCAGCAGGTACACGACGGGGACCTGATAGCGTTTCTAGTGAAGATCCCCGAAGCCCCAAGCCTGGCGCGGCTGGCATTTGTAAAATTCAGAGAAGGCGGTCGCGGGCTAGCCAGCATCGATTTCTACGTGCATGATAGTATCCCCCGGTTTGACACTGTCACAGTGGGACACATTGCGACCAGGGATAACGGGCGCGTCACTGAGGAGTGGTGGGAAGCATGAGCGCCGAGGTTATTCAGTTCGTTGAGATGGTGCGCGCCGCCTACGCGTGCATAATCAAGACCGAGAAGCAGTTCTGCATGGGCTGTGGAAAAGAGACTGACCACACCCTGGCCGCCGTGGACGCTTTAACCGTATACTCCCGCTGCGTGGAATGCGGCGTTTACCACACTAAAACCAAAAGGAGCGAACCAGAATGATAGACGTAAAGATCATTGAGGGCGACGGGTACACAGCCCTATGCACCGTGACCGGCAAGGACGAAGAGTTCCGCGCTGACATCGCCAGGATCAAGCGGGTTCCCTACGAGAACCGAGAGTTCGTAGCTGACGCCGAGCCGAAATACTGGCGCATTCGTAAAGCGAAGCTGTATGCCGATACGGTCGTTGAGATCGGTGATGCCATCCGCGTACATGAGCGCCAGGGGAGGTTACCGATATGATCAACTACTACAACGAAATCGAAGCTTACCCCGCGCAGTGGCTACGCAACCTCATTGACGCAGGGCACATCGCACCCGGCTACGTTGACCAGCGCGACATCAGAGAGGTACAACCGCATGATCTCACAGGACACAAACAAGCTCACTTCTTCGCAGGCATCGGGGTCTGGAGTTATGCACTCCGTCTCGCTGGCTGGCCCGAAGAACGGGAAGTATGGACGGGAAGTTGCCCATGCCAGCCCTTCTCAGCCGCAGGAAAGCGCGGCGGTACAGCTGACCCTCGGCATCTCTGGCCTGAATGGTTCAGGCTCATCAGAGAGTGCCGGCCTGCAGTCGTCTTTGGTGAACAAGTTGCGTCAAAGGATGGTCTTGCGTGGCTCGATCTTGTTTACAGTGACCTGGAAGGTGCGGGTTACACCGTCGCAGCGGTCGATATATGCGCTGCGAGCGCGCAAGCGCCGCACATCAGGCAAAGACTTTACTTCGTGGCCCACTCCGAAAGCAGCGAGAGGAGATTACCAGTACAGCAAAGGGGATCACGAAAAGAAAATGCTGAACTTGTCGGGAGCAACGAAGCTCACGGGTTGGGGAACACCATCAGCGCGGGACTGGAGGGACGGGAGAGCGTCCGAGGATACGATGGAGCGCAACAGCAGACCACTGAACGAACAGGCGGTGTATGGTCTGACCTTGAATGGCTCCCCTGCCGGGACGGAAAATCCAGACCAACTCAACCCGGCCTTTTCCCGCTGGCTTATGGGGCTACCGCCAGAGTGGGACGACTGCGCGCCTACGGGAACGCGATAGTGGCTCCCCTGGCGGCTGAGTTTATCAGGGCATACATGGAGTTGCCAATATGAGCATCTTCAACCGTAAGCGCAAGTTACCTTTGATCGACCTTTGGGATTACTTCGCCCGTGTTCTTTTAGCCGTCGATAAGGGATATGAACCAATGCCACCGGACTGCTTTGATCTACGAGAAAGCAAGAAGGACTACACAGCCGCCGAGTGGGAAACGATGGAAAGGAACCTCCGGGTAGCAGAAGAACTCTATCAATATGCTAAACTCAAGCTTAAAGAGGGGATAATAGTATGAAAACCTTGACCCCTGAAACCGTGCGCAAAGGTTGCCAGCACTACCGCGCCCAACCGTTTGACAAGACCTTTTCACCTGGGGCAAAGGGACGCATCATAGGCGAGTTCAACAAGGCCATGAACGACGGGAACACCCCGGTCACCGAGCAAGACCGCCGTCGTCATTTGGTGATCGCGTGGGTTTTGCTGGAGGATTCTGCGTCTTTTGAGTCTGACGGGATTTCAACGAAAGACCTGAGCGATCCTGAATGGCTGGCACTATCCCGCTGGTTTTCTACTCCGGGCGATGACGGGGGGTGGCGCCCGCGCGAGTCATTCAAGACTGAGGCGCGCTGGGTTTTGAACCGAGCCGAGATCGACGCCGCCCTTACCAAGCAGGAAATAGCCGAAGGAAGACCAGCGCCAACCATGAAGGAGCTTGTTGACCGGTGGGTATCCGGGCAAGGTGATCTCTCCGTTCGTGCATTCTATAATCTCGCAAAAACTGAACGCCCGCAAGCCATCTTTTTCGGTGGCAAGGTGATCGAGGTTGTACTATCGAGCGAGAACGACGAGGAACGCTATGTGGTTACCACCACCAAGAACGTGTTCACAAATGTTACTCCACACCATGCCATCCAATCTAACGGAGCATTACCAGAGTCGTATGACCTGGAACCCGGAGGCGTCGTACAGCAGGCTTTGCGCTTCCTGGAAGGTGCCGTGCTGTCCGAGCGTCCACCCATCGAAACCGTGGGGGCTTTGACAAAAGAGGCGCTCATAGAACCGGCGATCCCAGTTCCAACCGGCTTCGACGATGAACCCATATCTTACGATGACGAGATGTGCTTCCCATGACCAGACGCCCGAAGTATAACCCCCATCCAGACAAAAACCACCATGTCGTCGCTGAGGCGGTCGAGCAAGCCCGTGAGCTGCCTGACATGCCACCGATTTATGCCGTGGACGTTTCTAAGCGCGGCGGGGTGATGGTAGATTGGCTGGTGTGGGTGGGCCAGCGCTGCGTAGCCATCGAGGTTAAATCGCTAGAAAAACTAACCCGCTTCGAGCCCGGCGAGATAGAATTCTTGACCAATTGCCCCGGGATCGTCGGGGTGGTAACTACTATTAACGAGGCGCTTTACTTGATCACCCTGGCGGCGCGCGTCCCTGAGTACAATGCCAGTTCACATAAACCCTGGGTCACGTTCGGGATACCGGCGGACCACGAGATCACAAAAGAGAGGATAAGAAAATGGTTGCAGAGATGATAGTCGTAACATCAGTAAGCCAATTCATACCGGAGGCGCGCCGGGAGCGCGCTATCTACCTGGGACAGGTGTCCAGTGACGCCGCCTGGGAAATCGGGCAGTTGATCGCCCTGACCATAGACGAACTAAAACAAGCCGAGCAAGAGGGCAGGGAAACAGGAAATGTAGTTGAAATCGGCGTTATGGACGTTTACAAAGAGTTCGCATCGCTGACCGGCAAGGCTACTCGCACCGTGCGCGAATACGTCCAGATAGTTGATTTCTATGCCAGCAACGGGGTTGGAGGGCTGGACGATTTTCCAGGGTTGTCGATTGATCACCTGCGATCCGCCATGCGCAACCCAGCGCGCTGGCGCGAGATGTTGAGCGCATGCCTCGTTGAGGCGCATAACCGGGGAGGCATCGCCCCGTCCGTTGATTGGATGGAGGCAAAGTTCGGCGACGTGAACACCGCTGACGGCGAGCTCCTGGCCTTCTCGGAAGAAAACCGTCATCTGGAAGGGCTACGCAATATTGCCGATGAACAGGACCCGGAGAAACGCTTGCGCCTGGTAGTGAGCCATTTGACCGGGCTGATCCATAGCGTCCAGCAAACCCTGGCGCTACTACCGTTCGACTTACCGAAGGTCGAAAAATTGCTCGGTGATCTGGTAGACGAATTAGAACGCCTGGGACAAAAAACGCGTGTTTGAGCAATCGCGAGAGATTATCAAGCAGGCGCGGATGGAGTATAAGCCTTATGCCGCCGTTGCTATGTTCAGCGGGGGCACAGACAGCCTAACCGCGTTACACGTAGCCTTGCGCCTGGGCGTGAAGGTTGATTATGTAATGCACGTTCACACCGGGACGGGGATACCCGAAACGCTGGATTACGTGCGCCGATACGTTGAGAGTACAGGATTGCCGTACATCGAGCGAACCGCGGGGAGCGCGTATGAGGATTACGTGTTGCGCAAGGGTTTCTTTGGCAAAGGAGAGAGGGCGCACACCTATGCTTACCACATCTTGAAGCGCCAGCGGTTGCGCGCGGGGCTGGCAACGATACGCCAGGGGAAGCGCGGACGCAATATCTTGCTTATCAACGGCGGGCGCAGGCAGGAAAGCCAGAACCGCATGATGACGATGAGGGAACCCGTCAAGGCGGATGGCCCTAACGTGTGGGTGAACATCATCAACGAATGGACAAAGCGCGACTGCATGGACTTCATCCATGACGAGAAATTGGAAGTCAACCCCGTTTCAGCTTTGCTACACCGTTCTGGCGAGTGTATGTGTGGCACGATGCAGAACAAAGAGGAGCGCGAAGAGGCTGCGTTCTGGTTTCCGCATTGGGGTGCATGGTTGGATGGATTAGAGCAGTGCGTCAACGAGCGCGGCTTCTGGTGGAAGTGGGGGCAGAGTACACCGGAGGCGGTAGGCATGATGAAGCGTGGACAACTGGCATTTCAACCGCTGTGCGTTGGGTGCATAAATAAACATCCTTGACTTTTGACAGCGTTGGTTCTATACTTTGATCGGTTCACTTCGCTCCTTATTGTGTGAAGGCAAAAACCGGACGTGCCCCCCCCACGCCCGGTTTTTGTTTGCCCGTTTATAAAATTGCCTATTGACAAGCAGTGAATTATCGGTTATTATTGGAGTATAAGAAAGGAACACAGACCATGAAATTCCAGAGGATGTTGAGCACAGGAACTTGGACAGACGATGACCGGATCGAAAAGTTCATCGATATGGTTATCGAGCGCGAAACTTGGTACGCAGAGCGCGTAGGCCGCCGGCCGATGACCAGCCGCCAGGAAGTTTTGGACTATCTAGCAACTGGCAAAGAAATCAATTACGACTCCGATTGGTACGCAAAAATCCGCGACGCCGACGCCCTGGTAGCCCGCCCCGCACCGGTCATCGAGTACAAACGCTGCGATTGCGGTCATACGATCCCGGTGGCTGAGGTTATGACCAGCAGCAGCGGCGCTAGTTGCCCGGACTGCTATGACCGGATGAGCAACCCATGAGTGACCCTATTGCCCAAGCCCTGGTCTTTTTAGCTGGACGCGACCCCGACCTTGCCCGTGACCTAAACGGGATCGGGTACAACGCCTTCGATGGGATGTTCGGGCATGCCCTGGCAGACAAGGTAACTGCCGGCATACCACTGACTGAAAAGGAGCGCGCGGCATCCTTGAACATGCTGCGCAAGTATCGCCGCCAGCTTGATGAGGCGGGCATCACCCTACCGGACAAGGCAGAGGCGATCCCGCTGCCCCGCCCATCCGTGAAGGTTCAGGGCGGGCGTGTCATGGTTTTCTTCGGCGGCAAACCGAGCGATGAAACCAGAACGGCGCTGAAAATGATCCCCGGTTGGCGCTGGCACCCCGAGATCAACGGCACGCCGTGGAGTGTCCCGCTGAGCGCGCTGGATGCCATCAAGAAGCTACTAGGTGACGGTGCGGACTATGACCTACCGGAAATGATCGAGGTCACCCCGGAAACCCCGGCGCAACCGCAGCAAATCGAAACCCAGGTGACCGGCAACGCCGATGTGACCCTGAGCGTACATGAGGGGTCGGTGCTGGTGCACTTCGGGCGCGGTGGCAATTTTCAAGATAACCTGGCAAAGGTCAAGGCGTTGGAAGAACGGCGCTGGAACCCTGAGCTACCCGGAAAACCCTGGGTGGTTCCAGGACGGCTGGCGATGGACATGGTAAGCCTGTTCCCCCAGGCGGCACAAACCCCGGAGTTCAAAACTCTAGTACAGACCCAAACCGAGCTTTCTAATATGAGCCGGAAATCCAGCAGCGACTTTGACGTGCCCGGTTTGAGGCTGCCGTTACTGCCGTTCCAACGAGCAGGCGTTGAGTTCCTTGAAAAATCGAACCACCGGGCGATCATCGCCGACGAGATGGGGTTAGGCAAGACGGTTCAATACCTTGCCCCGCTGCAGCTTCACCCGGAACTGCGCCCCGTTTTGATCATCGTACCTGCCAGCCTGAAACTGAATACTCTGCGGGAGATCAACAAATTCTTGTCCACCAAAGACAAGGTTCATCTAATTAACGGCGGCAAACCATACAGCCTACGAGGGGTTGACGTAGCGGTCATCAACTATGACGTGTTAGCCAAGTGGCAAGACGCCTTGATCGCGTGGGGTCCAGCCCTAGTGATCGCGGACGAGGCACACTACGCCAAGAACCGCAAGAGACAGCGGGCAAAGGCATTGATCGAGATCGCCAAGAAGATCGACCGGGTCATCCTGGCAACCGGGACGCCGGTCACCAACCGCCCGGAAGAACTGTTCCCATTATTGAACATGGTTGACCCGAAGGCATGGCCCAACTTCTACCGCTACGCGGTAGAGTACTGCGGCGCGTACAAGGATCGTTTCGGTTTCCACACCGAGGGCGCGACCAACCTGGGTAAACTGCACGAGAAGATCAAGCCCTACGTTGTACGCCGGATCAAAAGTGAGGTACTCAAGGAACTGCCTCCAAAACGACGGGCAACCCTGGTCATGAACTTCGACGATGCGCAGCGCGCAGAATACGACTCTTACATCGAAGAGGCGCTTTCATCGGTTCGGCAAGCTGAACAACTGGCATGGTTCGAGAAAGCCAAACAAGCCGCCGCCCTGGGAAAGATCAAGGACGTGATCGACTGGATCGAGAACTTCCTGGACACCGGTAAGAAGCTGGTGGTGTTCGCCACCCACCACATGATCATCGACCGGCTGATGGACGCCTTCAAGGATCAGGCAGTGCGGTTAGACGGGCGAGACAGTAATGACCCAATAAAAGACAAGAAAGGTAACATTATTGGCCCAAGCCCACGACAGCGAGCAGTTGACCGTTTTCAGAACGATGATAAGGTTACCCTATTTGTCGGGAACATCAAAGCGGCGGGCGTAGGGTTGACCCTGACCGCAGCCAGCGATGTAGCGTTCGTTGAGTTCGCCTGGACCCCAGGCGACCACGTACAAGCTGAGGATCGTTGTCACCGCATCGGTCAGCATGATAGCGTTACCTGCTGGTACTTGGTAGCCAGCGAGACGGTGGACGAGGACATCGTAACCCTACTAGAAAGCAAGCGCCAGGTGATCGAGACCATCCATGACGGGACGGTCGGCGATCAGGATTTCTCCATGCTAGGGCAACTGATCGAGAAATACCGGGAAACAAAATGATGAACAATGACGATAACCGCCGCATAAGCCCGGACGCTATCAAGCAAATGATCGACCGCTACCCTGAGCAGTACCCTACGCCGAAGTACCTGCTATTTATCCGCAATGCCATTGATGCCGGGTTAGAGGTTGGGCTACACCGGGCAGTGACGACGCGCTCAAAATACGTCTTCGTTTACCACGGGCAGCAACGGTACAAGGTCCGGTTTTCCGACCACAAACCAGCCTACGAAAGGGAACAAGCAGGTGACTGCGACTTCTTCGTGGGCGTGGCGAACAAAACGGTAACCACGACTGAGCAAGCCTGGAACGCAACAATGAGGCACTTCCAAATGACGGTCAAGTGGAAAGCGTGAAATTGCCTATTGACAAGTGAGAAGTTATCGGTTATTATTAGGGTAGAAAGGAACACCGACCAATGACTGACAAGACCCTGACCCGATCACAGATTTTTAGCCAATACAACAAAGCCCGCGCAGCCGCCCGCAAGGGCAAATTGGACGAAGCCCGCACCAACCGGGCGCTCGGTATCCTGCTGAGCAAACCCGAGAACGTCCACCAGTACGTGACCACCTGCGGAAGCTGCAACTGCCCTGACCGGATCAACCATCCGAAAGTGGCTTGCAAACACATGATCAGCAAAATGATCTCGGTACGGGCAAGCCAGAACCGCCCTACCCCACAACCCACCCCGAAGCTAGCCCCGGTCGAAACGTCACCCTGGTATGAAACTAGCGATGGCACAATCCTGGTTGCCGAGCAGAAGAAAGGCAGCTACGATCTTCATGAGTTCAACGACATTGAGCAGGGTCGCCGGTGGGCAGCCACCACCGCTCACGGCGCGCTGGTTCGCCCTAGTAAGGCGACCGGGCACCGGGGATACAACATAGACCACACGTTGGAGGAATAAAATGGCTGATGAATTGACTCCCCAGGAAATCGCAGACGCCGAGCACGCCGCGTGGCATGCTTACGCTGACCGACCCGCCGATCTGAGTACCACCGAAATTATGAGGCTCTGGAACGCGTGGATCGCCGTAGAGACTGTCCTGCGAAAAGCCCTAAAAGACGATCCTGCAGCTTTCACCGGGATTGAGGTGTATAAGCCATGAAGACGCAAATTTACAACGGGTCAGTGATCGAGTACGACCGCCACGCCCTTTCCGGGCGAAAGGCGATGTACAACAACCCCAAAGTCGAGGTCGAAATCCTGGGGTTGCTCAAAGGCAAGGGCGCTAATGACCGCAATGCCTGGGTCATCAGCTTTCCCGGATCGGTAGTACAGCTCGCCAGCCGCCGGGCCTTTAGGGTGCTATGATGGCTAGATCATCTGGAACGTTTACCAGCGAAACAGCGAGGACAGCGGGAAAGCGCCGCGCCGTTTTCGCAGCACAAGAACGCCGTCAGCGCCCAACCAAAGCAGAGGCAAAAGCCCGCCTCGCCGTTACCCTACTCAACCCGGAATGGATCGCCTACGAACACCCCATCCATACCGAACCGGGGATGGAACAATATATCGACGTAGCTTTCCAAATGGACGGGCAACTGATCGCCGTTGAGGTGGACGGGTCAAAGGGATGGCATGGCGCCGCTAAAATGTGGGCATACGACGAGATCAAGGCGCGGTGGTTATATGCAAACGGGTGGGCGCTGGTGCAGCTCAATGGAAAAACAGCAAAGCAAACTCCCGCCCAGGTCGCGGACGAGATAATCAGCAAAATGAAAGGAAACCTGCTATGAACCGAGTATATTTGATCGAGCAACGAGACAATGAACGACTTCCAAGAAGTTTTCATCCCTTACACGATTACGTAACAGCATTTGTTGTTATTGCCGAAACTCCACTGAAAGCCAGGACGATGGTGGCTAACACTACTGAGGGCGACGAACGTAAGGGAGACTGGCTTGACCCCAAATTGACCAGTTGCAAGCGCATCGGTTACACCGGTCGAAAGCCGTCCATCGTTTTGACCGCGTTTGCGAGGTAAGCCATGATTGAGAATAAAACCATCATAGCCGGGGAATGGAAGTCCCGGCAGGTCTACTTGAACGGCAGGTACATTAGCCCGCGCCCATCGCAAGGGGTCTGGAACCATAGCCCCGACGGTTTTAGTTGGGGTTATGCCGGGTCAGGTCCGGCACAACTGGCGCTGGCGATCCTGCTGAAATTTACCGACCGGGAAACAGCGATTAGGCTGCACCAGCGGTTCAAGCAGCAGATCATTGCCCCGCTGCCGCAAGCCTCGTTTCGCATCGAGATTAATGTCGCCGGATGGGTCAATGAACAATTGCGTATTGACAAAACTGGCGATCAGGGTTTATAATTCTGTTGAAAGGAATAAACCAAATTATGAGCAACGATTACATTTGCCCCATCTGCGGGGGTCCAAAGAAAAGCAAAGCCGGTAAGATGTGCCGCAAATGCGCGGACGATCAGCAAAACCCCGATCATATCGAACGGGCGATGCTGGCCTATCAGCTACACGTTGTGCAAGGTAAGACCCTGGAGGAAACCGGGCAGGCCCTGGGTGGTGTTACGCGCGAGCGCGCCCGTGCCCTCGTTGCCAAAGCGCGCAAGATAAAGGAGGCGAAAGACGAACCTATCCCCAACAAACAGTAACCTACGCTAATCAACTTGACCAACCAATCAGCGACCTACACTTATCACAAGGAGAACCAAATGTTTAACATACCGAGAGATCAGGCTAATGCCGTAACCGCCGCCAACCGCAGCGGTGAGGGCATCCGTTTACCGTTTGCCGCTTTACACCTCTGGTGGAAAAACGGCGACAACGCCTACAAGTCCCAGGATTCAAAAACAAAGGGAACTGCTTTATACTTCGGCGGTTGGGGCGCTACCGCTGATGAAGCGGATACTACCCTAAGCGAGATGGGGATCGATACCCTGCCAGCAGGGTTCACTGAGCGCATGAATGTTTCCGCCCGCAGCGGAAACACGTATGACGCTTACTTCGCCCGCTACATCGTAGGCGCCGTTGTTGCCCGCCGGGGGAAATGGCAGAAAGACCAACAGACCGGCAAAGTTACCAGCCGTGTCAATCTACTGGTTTACCTTGCCAGCCATGACCGCGCTAAGAAGGTCTTCGAGCCCTGGGGTTTTGGGATATTGAGTGCGTCCGGGTACTCCGGGCAAGCACTCAACGACGCTGTGTCCGAGTTCGAGCGTGGAACCGCCGCTGCCCGCAAGCAATATTTCAGCAACGCCGACTTCAAGACCGGTTTACCGGCGAACTACTTCTATGCGCCAATCGGTACGTTCGGGGATACCCCGGTGCGCGTGCCGAAAGGTAAACCGGGGCAGCAAAGCCCCATAACCCCGGCCCAGGTGTTTATCCCCAAAGAGATCAGCGAGAAAAACATCACCGATTGGTACGTCGGGGATATTATCGCCGCCGTCATGTACGATGCTCTTCTAAACTCGCAGGAGTGGTTGGACGATTGGAACAAGGCAGCGCCCAACAAGCGGGAAACCGAGCAGCAGACCAGCGAGGTTCAGGAGTATCAAAACCCGGCAGACGACATGCCGTTCTAGCCATACTATACAGGCGGCGCGGTGCATACCGCGCCGCCCAACCTACCTCAACGAAAGGGATCATTCGATGATCATAAAGACCATATCGGCGACATATAATCGAAAATTTAACCTGGGTCGCTATAACTCGTCCGAGATGGGCGTAACCATGTGGGCAGACCTTGAACCGGAAGAAAACCCTATCCAGGCGATTACTGAGCTCATGGGAAACTGTCGAGAAGAAGTACGAAAAGAGGCTACCGCCCTAGTATTTACCATCAAGCAAGGGCGTCGCCCGGACCCCAAAGACGCCATTGAGCCTATCCTTGCTGTAAACCACCTGAGCGAATTCCAACCTATCAAGGACAAAGAACCCCTGGACACCGACGAGTTAGAGGCAGGTATTGACCCATCGGACGGGTTGCCGTTCGGTGACAAATAAATGAGATCGCGCTATGTGCAAGCCGCGCTAGAAGCTGAGTTAGAACGGCAAAAAGCACGGCTAGCTAATCTGCAGCTTGGTTTCAACCCGCGCCAGGACATCTCGCCGGGAAACTGGATGTCAGTGGATATCCTAAGACACGATATGCGCCTGGCTTTCGTAAGGGTTTTGGGACCATACGAGAATGCCCCGCCCG